AGAATTGATCGCCCATCGGGTTAAAGGCATCGGAGGCCTGCGGCACGCTGGCGCGCCAGTCCTGCTCCCGCATCTGGGCCAGGAACGTCTCGTACAGGCCGCGTTCCTGCGGCGTCGCCTGCCCGCCCTGGATGCGGTCCCGCAGCGTGAGCATGACGGCGCCGGCGTCTGGTGAGGCGGGCGTCAGGTAGCGACTGAGGTCCCCGCCTTCCCCGGGATAGCCCGCCTGCAACTGGCTGATGTCCCGCATCGGCACAGCCCTGGCCGCCTGCGCCATGGCGTCGTACTGCTCGCGCTCATACGGCTGGAGGGTGCCGGCCTGGGCCCGGTCACTCCATTCGGCAAGCATGGGAATATAGCCGACGTTGTAGGAGCCACTCGGCCCTTGCCCCGCACCATAATTCGTCGGGTCCCACTGAAAGGGCTCCTGCGCCGAAAATTGCCAGCGATTGGTGTACTGCGGCAACTGGCGCGTGCCCTCGACGCCCCAGCGCAGGACCTCACCCGAGGGTAACGTCATCTCGCCGGGTTCGGGGATGGACGCCCCTTCCTCCTGATCATCGAGCACACCCTGCCCTGGGATATACCACAGCGCCATGCGGCCCTCCTACGGTGGCGGCAGCAGCGCCGGCCACCAGGTACACGCACACGTCAGCGCGCCAGCCGCACCGTACCCGGCGCCCACCGGCTGCGCCAGCACGGCGTACGCCGCCACCGTCGTAAAACCGCCCTGGGCATGCCAGCCGGCGCTGCCGCCCGTGGTCCCCGCGCTCACGGCACTAGCCTGGCCCCACCTGTCAGATGCCACGTTATCGCCCACCGCGAGCCCGGTCAGCGTCCCCGTAAACGTCGTCTGGATACGCCACGTCACCCCCACCACCTGCGCGCCCGCCGGCGCCATGGCCGCGAACGTGAGCACGCCAGCGCCCGAGACGGCCACCGTCAGCGTCGTCGTCTGCGGCTGCACGAGCGCCGCGACCTGCGCTTCGAGGGCGTCAAGCTCGGCCTGGAGCGCCGTCAGGGCTGCCTGGAGCGCCGTGAGGTCACTCTGCGCCGTGCCGAGCTGGCGCGCGACGTCGCCCAGCCACCGTTGCCAGGGCGGCGTAATGATGGCGCCCGGGGCCTGGATCACGGCTTCGCGCGAGGGAGCGGGGCTGAGGACGTCTGGCATCAGGCCACCTCCAGATACGCCGCCAGCAATGCGACCTTGACGGGATCGGACACGGAAATCTCAAACGCCATCTCCCGCGCTTGCCCTAATCCGTACCAGCACGCCTGCTGCCGCCGCGCCCCGATCTTGCCCATGCTGCGCCAGCGGCCGTAGGACCAACTGTGGCCGCCGTCGATCGACGTCCGGAGCATCATCTGCGGATCAGCGCCGACAGGGGGAGCGCCATCGAGCCCGACGCCGGCCTCACACTCCACGCGAAACTGGTTGTAGCGGAGCCGCTTCTGCTCGTTCCTGACGTGCGGCGAGGTGCGCCGACACAGGCGCGTGCCGGTGCCGTAGCGGTGATAGTCAATGTCCCACAGGTACAGGGCTCCAGTGCTCCTATCGCCCCACAGATGCTCTGCGAAGGCACTACAGTGCGTGTTGCTGGGGTAGTTGCTGAAGGATCCATCATCGAGGAGCCGTGGCCACTCCGCCCAGGCTTGTGTTGCCGTGTCATACGCCCAGGTCTCGCCGCCACTGGGGAAGTCTAAAATATACCAGGCATGGCCGCCGTGCCTGGCTGTGCATGCGATGGCATCGCCCACGGTCGGCATGCGGCTCATGGCGGATTCCATGGCGTGCGTCGAGATGCGCTCCGGCTGATACCCGTTCAGGCGCCACACGGGGCCTTCCCCACGCGGCGAACCGCCCAGGAAATAGACCTGGTTATCGAGCGCCGCGAGCGTGTACGGTGTCTCGATGCCCTGCTCCAGGAACACGTTATTCATGCGCGCAAACGGGCCAATGCCCGCCGGATCGGGAAAGGGCCGGCCCGTGCTCTGCCAGAACTCGATGGACTGCGTGCCCCCAATCACGGCCTCGCGGTGATCGCTGATGAGCGTCATCACGTCATCGGCGCGGCCCTCAGCTTCGTAAAAGGCTAATGCGTCCCAGGTCAGCGCGTCGAAGTGGCCGCTGAACCAGAAATGGCGCGTGCCTGGTTCGTTACAGACAATCCTGCCATCGAGATACGCCACCTGCCCAAACGTCTGCGGCCCGGTGAGCGGGAGCGGCGTCAGCGCATCGGTGGCAAACGTATACCCATACCCGACGCCATCGACGCTGAACACCATCGTCACACCATCATCGGTGAACGACGCCGGCGCCGTGCCGGTGTGGATCGTGCCGCGGGAGAGCCAGCTCCAGCCTGCGAACACCTCGAAAAGCGTCGTGGACGTCGTGGCAAATACGCGACCATTTGTACATTCGTAGAGGCCGCGCACGGGGCCGGAGGGCAGCTCCGCCACCTGGCGCAGGCCGGGCATGCTGAGTAATATATACCTTTTGCGATCAGTCTCAATTTGCTCTACATACATGTTATAGAGCTTTTCACACGAAGCATTGGGACTACGCACCGTGCCGGTCGGGCCGATGAATCCCGGGAGCTCCGGCATTAGCGCGCCCTCCCCGCTTGGAATGCGGCCCAGCCACTGGTCCGCACTGGTTGCCCGGGATTGAGCGACAGGCGCCCTACGCGGGCGTTCACCACCGCCAGATCGCGCTTCGCCTGCTCCGCCGTCCGCATCACCGTGGGCGAGGCCTCGATGCCGTACTCCGGGGCCAGCTCACAGGCGAGGGCGTAGGAGAACAGGCGGAGGTAGCCATTGGGCCACTCGAGCCCCTCGTCCCAATGCGTGTACTGCGGTTGCGCCGGCCATGGCAGGAGCTGGAGCGTGTAGCCGGGGTATTGCGGGATCGGCCAGACGTACAGCAGTTTCACCGGCTGGGTATCCTCCAGATACACGTACTCGACGTAGGTGCTCTGCATCGTTTTGAGCCACACGTAGGTCTGGTACTGGTCCTGGTCCAGCACCGTTACCTGCCAGTCCTGCACGGGCTCCCCGCCAATGTCAAGCAGCGCGAGGTCCAGCCGCACGGGTGGCACGCCCACAATATCGCAGGGTGGATCGGTGATGCCCCAGGAGTAGACCTGCTGGCCTGGGATGAGCGGCACGGGTATTTTGGGCCTGGTCCAGCTCAGAAGATTGTCCGTGCTCCACGCATCGAGCAGGCTGTTGAGCGCTTCGAGGGCACGCTGCGCCATATCAGCCTCAATCGGACTTTCCGCTGCCGCTACTCCTAAAAGCCTGAGTGCTGTCGTGCACGGCTGACGGGCGTAGACAAGCATCCTAAATCCCTACCTTCTACGAGAGGAAGAGAGACATCGTAGTAGTAAGTAATACGCGGGATTATGCACAAAACCCCCTGAAACCCTTCCACCACAACGGCTCCCCCTGTGGGGTATTCTGTAACCAAATTGCCCCTCGTTTTCCACAGGGAGCGTTCTGCACATCCCTGTGGACAACGTTCTCCTCCTTTTCCACAGCCCCCTACCGGACCAGACTCAGCGTCCCTTTCACCTTCGCCCCGGCTGGCACGCCCTGCACCGGGATGGCGAGCCCCAGCACCCCACCCGCGTCGAGCGGTGGGACACTGCCCGTGAGCGCAAACGCCTCGCCGTCCGTGGCCTGGATCGTCGACCCGGTCTGGAGCACCGCTGTCCCCGGATCGCCGCGCTCGGTGCCTGGGGCGCACAGTTGCACGGCGCATTCGAGCGGCGTGGGTGCGCCGGTGATGGTCAGCGTACACTGGCTCGGGATGAGTTGCGTGCCAGCGGCCAGGGCGGCCAGGGGCAGGAACACGGGCGACACCATCGCGGTATCGATCGTACAGGACACAGCGCGCGTTTCGTGAATGTTCATGATAATGCCTCGTAGAAAGTGGCAAAGAGCTTCTCTCGTGCCCGCCTCGCGGCCAGGGCTCGGGTCTCTGGCGCCTGGAGACGCTCCCGCTCGGTCTGCGCCGTGCCCACATGGTACTGATGACTGTCCCTCGTGAGCAGCACATCCGGCTCACGGCCCTCCAGCCAACAGATGTCGAAGAGTTCGAGGGCGTCATAGCGCGTGTGGATGACGTGCTCCAGGAAGGCATCAGACTCCCACTCGCGGTAGAAACACGGGATAAAGGCACGGGACATCAGGGCCTCCTAGCGATGCCTCCGTGGCGTGTGGCTGTCACTCTCGCCCTCGTCATCAGGCGCGGGCGTGGGTCGGGTCGTGGCGGCCGCCTGGGCCTCTTGTGGCGTCGGGAACCACGGCCCCTCCGCGCTCGCGGCGTCGAGTTCTTCCTTCGAGTTGAAGCACCGCCCGCCGTAATCGGGCTCGGTGGGACCGCCCGCCGGGTAGAACCATCGTGGAAATACGTCTGTAGGTTCTGGCATAGGGTCTCCTCCTTGGGGCGGCGGGTCGGGCTCGGGAGCCGGAACCAGGCCGCCACTGGTGAGAATTGTGTTGGCCATATTACGTTCCAGACACAGTGGATAAAACGCGGCAAGCCCATTGGGGCCGAGTCACCGCGAAACCAAACGCCTCGTCCGCCCTGCTGGCATGCATATCCGTCGAGATGTCAGAGGCTTTCCATGTCCTAATGGCAACGCCTACGTCTGAGTCCACTGCGTAAGCAGATTGGCCGCTAAAAGGCTCTTGCAATCTTGCCATGGCCATCGCAAACGCTTGCTCCTGGTGCACAATATTCTGATAGTACGCCGTGTTCGGTGTCATGAGCAGCGTGAGTGGCGCCGTCGCCACCGGCAGCACGGCCACCGTCTGGCGCGGGTTGGCCGGCGTGGCTGGGCCGATAATCGGCGGGTAGATCGGGATCGTCGCCGTCCCGTCAGCCGCGCTATTCACGTCGGCGGTGCGCGGTTTGCCCGTACTCGCCAGGGACACGGGATTGACGGCGTTGGTGTTGGCAATCGTGAAGATGTCGCCCTTTTTCAGGCGGTTCGCGGCAGCGGCTGTGAAGCCGGAGACGGTGATCGAGCCCCCACCCGCGATGGTGGTCTGGTACAGGGGTGCGCCCCCCGCTGGCCCGCTGGTATGCACGGCCACGTTCTGATCGTAGAACCAGTCGAGTCCCCCGCTGGTCCCCATCACGCCACGTTCATACTGCCGCTTAATTTCTTCACTGGACTGGAAGAGCCCTTTGAGCTCGTTGACGACCTCAACTTCCTCCCACTGATTGAGGATGGCCCGCCAGCTCCCGTCCTGCGGCGTGCCGTTGTCGGCGAGAATGGCCCCGGCCTGCAGGTACGCCTTCCACTTACTCACGGTCGGCGCGGAGGGTGGCGAGATGATGGCATTGGGCACGGCCCAGTACTGCGCCAACCCGTAGGCGTCTACCTTGTTGGCCAGGACAATGCCCGACGGGCGACCGATGCGCCGGCGCCAATCATCCATACTTAACGTCATTTCGAACGAGCTGAACTGGAGATCGACGTGCTCCTGCTGGTCGATGGTGAGGGGCACGGACTGCTCGACGTAGTCCTGCACCTGGAGGTTCGGGCCGCTCGTGGTGCGGAGTTGCGCCGGGAGACGGACATTCAAAGTGGGACCGATCTTCGAACCTGGTATAGCATATTCAGAACTATATTGCCGCATGATCCCTTTGCAAAATACTAAGTTGTTTTCGAAGCAGTCCAAAAGCTCATACGTAATCTGGCCAATAGTGAGCAACGTGTTCGGCATTTCAGTACCATTCTAGGCGGCACTAGGATGTATTCATGTGGCGGCTCCTTAGGTTTATGGCGGCTCTATCTTTCTCGACTACTGGCGGCTAGCGTCCCTGGCTCCGGGCGCGCATCTGGCGATATTCCGCGAGGGACATCCCTTCTTTGAACACCGGCGGCGGCGGCCCCCCGTTCCCGCCCACGGGCCGCATGGGCTCCGGCAGCGGTGGCGGCGGTGCCTGCCCGTTCGTCGGCGCGGGCGGCGTGCCTGCGGGGGCACTGCCGTTCGACCCGGGCACGAGCTGCCCGGGCATGAGCCGGCCTAACTCCGCGAACACCAGCGGCGGCGGCAGCGTGTTCAGGCGCTGCACGAGGTCCTGCTGGCTAGCCAACTGATAGGCCAGGGCCGGCCCCTCGGGGAGCAGCATCAGGGCCTGCTGGACATGCGGGGCGACCTTGCCCACGAGGCCGCTCCGGACCACGTCGTCAAAATCCGGGTGCGCCTGCTTAAAGGCCGCCTCGCGCTCCATGAGCTGCTGCTGCATCGCCTGCATCTGCTCGCGCTGGCGCGCCTCCTGACTCTGCTGGTCACGGTGCTGGAGTTCCTGCTGCGCCTCGTAGCGGGCTGCAGCGCGCACGTAGGCGTCGTGTGAGTCAAACTGCTCGGCCTGCGGCGGGCCTGCGGGGGTCGCGGGTGCCGGCGGCATGGCAGGCTCGGCGCCAGCTAACATCCGGGTCAAGGCTTCGATCTGGCCTTGCTGCTGGGCGAGGCGCTGCTCGGCGGCCTGGCGGTCGGCGGCTATCTGGCGTTCAAGCGCACGGCGGCGGCGGGTCTGGCGATTGATGGCCTTTTGGACATAATCCAGGCTGGCGGCTTCAGGAATAGGCGCATCATCATCGATCTCCTCCCCTTCCCCCGGCGCCGCCAAGCCCGGGCTCGGGGGAGGAATCTCTTGTGCCGGCGCTGATCCCGGCGGTACTTCGGCAGCATGCAGGTCTGATGTACGGTTTGCAGGCGCGCTTTCCTGCTCGCCAGCACTGGGCGACCTGTCCCCATTGTCGAGAGGGATGTGGGTGCCATCCTGTTCAGAGATCGTATACGCTTCTATGGCCACGATGGCACCTCCTGATTAATCGGCGGCTGCGTCCTCCTCTGGCAGCAGTAAGAAGGGCTGTACAGGCGTGGGAACATCGCGGTTGCCCTTGCGGCTGTTGCAGGATCGGCATGCCGGAAGAATATTACTGAGCGTATGCGCCCCGCCTTTGCTGAGAGGGATGATGTGGTCCTGCGTGAGCTGCGTAAACGGGAAGCGCTCCCCGCAGTAGACACATCGATAGCCCAATGCCTTGCAGAGTACACGCCATTCTTTCGCGGTGAAATCATTGACAGGAGCAGCGGATTTGCGGGCACGGCGCCGCTGGCCTTGCTCAAGAACAAGCTCACGATGCGTGCGTCTCCAGTGTTGCTGTTGACGCTGGTTCGCTTCAGCATTTTCCTCACGCCACGTCTCGGCACGTAAGCGCTCGCCCTCAGGGTCAGCCCAATAACGGCGTTTATTATAGGCTCGCAGTTGCAGTGGATGGGTTGCCTTGTATCGCTGGTCAATCGTACGGCTTTTCTCAGGATCTGCCTGACGATTAGCGCTGGCTTTTTGCCGCAAGCGCTCCTCATTTCGAGCATAGTACTTTTGATTGTAGGCCAGGCGCTTCTTGCGGTGCTTGGTTCGAGAACGGGCGTGAATCTCCACGACACGTTCGGGATGGCGTGCCCGATACCGCGCTGATTTCTCGCGGTTCTTGGCTTTACGGCGTTCTTCTGGGGATAGCCCGGGTATACTGGTGTCATCCATGGCGTTACCTCTCGCATAGGTACGTTGTGGCTAGGAGCATGGCGGTCTAGACCACCGCCATGTTCTGTTCTAAGTATACCACTAAACATTCTGATTATCCTGCCCATTTTGACTGTTGGCTTGCTGCATCTCGACAGCCTGCAAGCTATATTTGAGTTCCAGCTCGCGCCAGTCGATCTGATTCTTCTCGGTGTCGACCTGATGCTGAAGCTGTGCCTTCAGGCGGTCCACTTCCAGTTCGAGGGTCTTGTTGTCGAGTCGCACCTTCATATCAGCCACAGTCTTCTCGGCTAACGCCAGTTGCTGGGTCGAGACTTGTTCCGTCTGCTTTGATTGTTCGAGTTGCTGCTGCAAGAGCTGGTATTGCTTGCCTAACTCAGTGATCTGGTTTTGCAGGGTCGCGACCTGCGTCTCAGGATTCGCATCCTTCGTAGCCGCAAGGGCTGGCGCAGGGACTGCCGTTTTGAGTCTCGCCGCTATTTCATCCGAGTAGGGAATATCGAGTGATGCCGTCCACAGATCAGCAAAATATGGTACTAATTCAGGAATAACTGAGCCAAGCTGTCCTAACCGTTCTGCTGCCATCTCGCGTTGCGTCGAGTACGCTGGGCCTGAAGAAACTACTACGTCATATTGCCCTTGCCCGAGCATATGGGTCTGTTCCTCGCCCGCGCTGTTCTGCGTAGGCTGATTCACTTTCGCCATGCTCACGGTCCCATCGGTGGCCACCTGCCTGAGTTCCGTTGGGCCGGCATGGAGCTTCCGCAAGAGATCGACTAATTGAATGCCGCACGCTCTGATACTCCAACTTAAATTATCGGGATAGTTGAAAGTAGCCTGATCGCCTTGGTATTTGTCCTCGCGGATCGCGACCCCGCTTTGCTCGCCTTGGGGTTGCCCGACCGCAGGCGCATACATGCCAAGCGACGCCCTGATAGCTTCGTCGGCAGTCGATAATGCCTGACTAATCGCGGCAATGGCGGGCTCGACCGTGGCGCGCTGCGGCGGTGGCAGGAGCTGCCCATTGACGATGACGACCTTCTGCAGCAGGTACGGCTGGTAGGCGTCGTTGGCGCGGTTCCAGTACTGCTCGTAGCCGGCGATCTGCTCAGCGTAGACGAGCCACGGCGCTTTGGGCGCCAGGGCGATCGCTTCCGTCTGGCTCGAGAAAAAGTAATCATACGCGAGGGCCGGGGTCATCGAGGCCTGCACCATGCCCGTGCGTTGCATCTGCCCGTCCACCACGAGGCGATCGCCTTCGACGCGGATGACGGGCACATAGGCTCCCGGCCAGCGCTGGCGCTCGAGCACCGCCTGCCCGCAGAGTTGCGCCCACCACACCTGCGGCATGCGGGTCACCCGCCTGGGCCAGGCCGGGTCAAGATCATCGAGGCCTTCTGTTGGCAGCACCGTGCCATCGGGCATTTTCACCAACTCGCTGCGCTCCCAGGTGCGGTAGTAGTAGTCGGCGACCTGCACCTCATCGCCGGCGTACCATTCGCGGTCGTTCCCCAGCGCCACCCACTCGGCGACGGACGGCGGCTGCCTGTCATACTCAGCCATGAAGGCATCCCGGCTCATCATCGACGTGACAAAGCACCAGTTGGCATCGAGGGCCGCGGGATGGCGCGCGTCCGGGTCCATAAAGACGGCGAAGCGATTGTAGAGGGGCTCGATCTTCGCGGTCTGCTCGAAGGACCACGGGTCGGGATAGTCGATGACGAGGCGGAAATAGCCGGTACCGATCGCAGCCGCATTGTCCAGGGCCGTGGTATAGGCAATCGCCGCCTCGCTTTCCTGCTCGACGCTGCGCACGTGACCCTCTAACAGTTCGGCTACCTGCTTCGTGGCCCCGCCAGACTTGGGGCGGATGCGGATACTGAGCGGGTTCTTGCGGTAACTGTTGATGACCTGGTTCAGGTACTGGCGTTGCCGATCCACGGTCAGGAGCGGCGCGGCATACGTCTCCCCGGTGCCACTGCGCGCCGGCGGCAGGTGCTCGCCGGCCCGGAAGCGCACCGCGTGGAGTTGCTGGAGCCGCTCCTCCTGTTCGGCATCAGCGGCCTGCCTGAACCGCGCCAGGGCCGTGGCGAGGATTTGCTCATCACCTTCCGGCGCTATCGCCTCGCGGTCGGCACGGCGCAGGGGCTCTAGGGTGGTCTCAGCCACGGGACGGCTCCTCTGGGTGCTCATGCGGCGGCTGGGGATGGTGTGTCCACGGCTGAAAGTCCCGCAGTGTTGCGACGGCGGGCCAGGTGCCCGTAAACGTGAGCGCCCGATCATCGAGTGTCACCACGGCCGGTGGCTTCTCCACCGGAAAGGCCAGTTGGTGGACCAGCGCCTCGGGAAAGTGAGTGAGAAACCAGCGATACATGGCCATACGCCCCCGCGTATCGCCCGAGCGCGTACTGTACACCATCACGGCAAAATGCTCTAAGGCTTCCCGCAGAAACGCCTCCAAGCCCTCGACAGGCGGGTCGGTGATGACATCGACACCCTGCCAGCCCGACGTGTAGCTGTGACACACGCCATCAAAGTCGAGGCACAAAATAGGGCGGGACATGCCTATCCCTCCGCATACGGGCCATGCTGCGGCCCTTCGTGCACGCCACACCAGCAGCAGTGGCGCGGCACGGGGAGCGGTCCCTGCCACACGCGCGGACTATGCCAGCAGTGCGCGCAGGAGCTGGCCCCGTGCCACTGGCGCAGCGTCCGTGCCCAGCCGTCCTGATGCGCCGCAAGGCGAGCCTCCCAGTCCCTCGCCGCCAGCGCTTGTCCTTGATGCGACAGATCCGCGTGGGTCATAGAGTCCTCCTAGCGTCCGTGCTGCCGCCAAAAACTCTCGCGTGCCCACGGCGGCCCCTGCGGCATCGGCGGCCTCACCACCGCCGGCGTGTCCTCCTGGTAGGCGCTGGCGAACGTGCGCAGCGCATCCGCGGCGTGACTCGAAAAGTCGTGCAGCGGGTGCTCCATCCACGCTTTGCGCGTCTCACTCCACTCGCGTCGGTACGCCTTCAGGCACTCCAGGCCCTCGTAGCATTTCTCACTGTCGAACACGAAGCGCGGGAAGAGCGTGCGCACGGCCTGAATCCCATCGGCAGGATTGCCACGGGGCACCACCACGGCTGGCTTGAGCCCTAAGCTCTCGGCAATCGCCAGCCGAGAGCGCCCGTCACTGCTAAAGTCCCGGGCCTCAATGTCATGCGGAAAATAGTGGCGGCCATAGGTGTAGGGCTTCTCGCGCAGGGTCTTGGCGTACCACTCGAGCCCCACATCCGAGGCCTCCAGATAGTCAATCACGTGCAGCATCTTGCCCACCGGTTGCACAAACCAGATCGCCGTCGCATCACTGATGCCCAGGTCCCAGGCTGTATGCACCGGCACGCTCGGGTCATGCGGCACGCGGGTCAGACGGTTCTCAGCCCGGGCGGTGTCGAGATAAGAGCCGTAGTACGACCCGACCAGGGCGCTCTCGAAACTACAGAGGAACTCTTGGGCATATTGCTCAGGCGCCATGACCTGGCGGGCCGCCTCTAACTCCTCCTCGGGCAAGATGTGTGTCTCATCCGCACGGTAGAGGGCGCTGTGCCACCCATCCTGACTCTGCGCCTGCTGGTAAAGATCGTAGAAGTGGTTGTGGCCCATCGGCGTGCCAATAAACGTGGCCCACCCCTGGCGGTCGGCGAGGGCAGGGCGCACCACTTCTGACCATATTCGGGGGCGCATCTGGGCGTATTCGTCGAACACCGCGCCGTCAAGGTAGAGGCCACGCAGGGCGTCAGGGTTATCGGCGCCGAAGATCTGGATACGCCGGTCGCCGGTCAAGTCCACGCGCAACTCGGCCTCGTTGATCTTCGTCCCTGGCAGCGGCCTGGTGAGGTGCTTCAGCAAGTCCCAGGCAATCACCTTGCCCTGGCGGTAGAGGGGGGCCAGGTAGCCGTAGCGTGGTCGTGGGCGGGTGTTCTGATAGGCGTCGGCGATCAGCATGTAGAGGGCCAGGGTGGTTTTGCCCAGCCGCCGGTGGCAGACCCAGACATTAAAACGCTGGCGCGCGGCGTAGAGCTGGCGCTGGTGGTCCCGCAGGGGCGGGAACTGCACCGTCAGCGCCTTAGAACGTACGTGACGCAAGCCGCGAGGCTCGGACTTTACACTCATCAACCACTCTCCGTAGAAGGGCCATGGCGTATAAATCAGGACAACGTACTGATGCCCCTAGTGCCAGGCATTACACCTGGCGCGTTCCATACATATGGAAACGTTGACATCTTTTACCCGGCAGCAACGATTGAGGTGCCGGAACCGCCTAGATGTACTTGAGAAAGAGCACGGAACCGTTGCTCCCAAGGGAGTGTCCTGGCTCTTGTATCAAGTATACCTATTATTTTGCAACCTAAGCAACACCGTCTAGAACGTGATTTGGATGGTGCGCGGCGTATCGCTGTCGCCACTGTCAACCACCTCCATCGGCTTGCCGAAGGCATAGGCCAGGAGCGTCTTCATGAGCTCGGTCGGCAGGATGCCGGCCTGCGCCTGCTGGAGGAGCTGCGCCTGCACCTGCGGATCCTCGACGATGGTGCGCGCATAGGCTTCGCCGTCTAGCGTGCGCTTGTTGCGGCTGCCCTTGGCGCGACCCCCACGGCGTTCCCCTGGGCGGGCTCCACGGGGCATACCAGCCCTTTACTAACATTTACTACTCTAGTAAATGCCTGCATCCCCGACACCGCCGAGGCGCGGACGCGACGGCGGCGCGAGCAGTTGTCCGTCACTGGATGATGCGATGGCGGTAGGCTGACGAGCGAGAGGCGTGGCTGCGCAGAAAAAAAGCAGTGGCCTCTCCAGGGGTCGTTGGCGTCGAAGCAACGACCACTCGACAGACTACTGCTGGAAAAAGAAAATACCCGACAATCGTGTGGGGGTCAAACGTAAATGTCAGGGCGCCTCTGGCGCCGGCAGCTCAGGCGCGCCCGTGCCGTGGTTCCGGAGGAGCCGCGCCCGCTCCGCGTCCCACCATCGCGCATACGCCTCGCGCTGCGCCGCGAGCGCACTGACGTACGGCGGCTGGCCCAGGAGCCCGTACGCCTGGGCGAGGGCGGCGAGCGTCGGCTGTGGTCTGTGTGGCATGGTCCCTCTCCTCCCCATTGTGTGTGCCCGCAAGTCTACGCCAGCGCCTGGCGGACCCGTGCGACGACCATCTCGTGGCCCTGTTCGGCCTGCCCCCACGTGGCATAGCGCGCCTGGTCCCCATCACAGGGGCCACCGAACACCATGGTTTCGAACAGCACCGGCGGTCCGTTGCCCCACGCATGGTCGAGCCCGAGAAAAACCGTACTCACACGGATGGCTAGCGTGACCCAGGTTTCCGCCACATGACGGTCGGCGGTCTCGAACCATGCAGCCCAGGCGAGCAGGTCCGCCTCGGGGACGGGCGTCGTGCCCTCCAGGATGTACTTATCGCTCACCTGTCTTCTCCGGCACCGGCGAGAGCGCCTCCGCCATCACGTCAAGCGTGTCGAGCACGGGCCAGGGCTCGGGTATCGTCCCATACGCCACACAGAAGCGCCTGACGAGATCCCACGGCATGCATTGACAGGCACACTGCAGGCCACCTTCTGCCTGGACAATGCGCTGGTGACAGGCGTCACAATGCGCGTCACCCATGGCTCTCCTCCTTGCCTGGGCGAGGGCGGCGTCACGCATGGGACACCTCCTGTCCATCCCGGTCTGTCTGCCAAGCGACGGCATCAAGATTGAGATCGAGCGCCATGGCAATCTTGACCACGGTACTCCAGCGTGGGTCAATATCGCCCCGTTCAATGGCGCTGAGATGACGAAAGGCAATGCCCGTTTTGGTTTCGAGGACCTGCTGGCTCATGTCTTTTTCGATGCGGGCTTTCTTGATTTCTTTGCCAAGACGTGTCATGAAAAATCCTCCTTACTCATAAATATATCATGCTAGGAAGATTTTTTCTAGTTTTGTCTTGATTTCCTATTATGGTAGGATATACTTCTTAATAGATACAGCATGGCGCTGACGACCCCGCGAAGAGAGCCAGCGCCACACCAACCCTTGACCCTGCGAAAGGACCCAGAGTATGACAACCGTAGCACAGACGACCAGGACCCCGCAACGCCGCAATGAAGGTGGCCGCTATACGGCCCGCAGCACCTGGTACGACGCCATTGCCCAGGAGCACATTGCCCGCATCGAAGCCATGGAGGCCCAGGCCGCCGTGGCGAAGCTGGCGCAGGTGGTCGGTGACGCGGTGACGGCGCTGCCCCAGGCCGCCGCACAGATCAGCAAGGCCGCCACGCTGGTGCAGGCGCATGACGTGTGGCCCATGACCGATGGGACGTTCCTGGTGGGCAGCCAGAGTGACACCGAGAAGGCGTACCTGGTGCGGCGCGGCCCGTGGCAATGCGAGTGCAAGGCCGCCCAGCACCAGGCAGGACCGTGCAAGCATCAACTTGCCGCGATGCTGACCGTGAAGATGGGCCGGACGTACCAGCCGACCTACCACTAACATCACCCACCGGGGGGCCGCGCGGCCCCCGAGGAGGCCCCATGGACGACCACCACTTTGATGCCTTCCTGACGCACCTTGACGGCCTGCTGACGACCCTCGTGGACGTGCAGGCTCGCCTCGTGCGGGTCAGCGAAGAGCAGACGATCACCAATCACCGGCTGGAGCTGCTCATCCTGGAGCTGATCCGCCAGCGCCGTAACGGCAACCCCAACTAACCACCCCCCGGGGGCTTCGTGCCCCCACGTAAGGAGACCGTATGTCCCCCGAGCTCCATACCGACCTGACGGGTATCTATCACCTGCAAGCCGCCTGTATCGTGCTGATCGCGGGGCTGTTCGGCTATGCCATCTACGCCACCATCACCCTGGCCCGCATCCTCCGCGAGATGCAAGGCCGGTAACCATCACCGGGCGCCGCGTAGGCGCCCCACAAGGAGTAACGATGATCGTCTATTTTCTTGCCGGGTGCGCCGTCTGTCGCTTCGGGGGTGATGCCTGCGCCATCTTCTTTGGCATCATGTTCCTGCTCGGCGGGTTCGTGTGTTCGATACCTTTTACCCTGGAGAAGCAACTGCGGGTCGCGTCCGTGTGGTCGACCGT